ATGAGGAGAAAAGGTGACTTTTCCGGGGATATAGCCCGGAAAGAAAACTATTACAAGGCTTTTGATCATGCCAGCAAGAACAAGCATGGCAAAAAGGCCATAATAAAGTTCGAGGCGGACTTGGAAAAGAACCTTTCCTATCTCCTATACTCTTTTGAAAACGGGACGTTCGTAACCTCCCCGTATCGTTTCATGACCGTCCATGAGCCGAAAAAACGTCTTATCGGGATGCTCCCTTTCCCGGATCATGTCCAGCACTGGGCGATGCTCAATGAGGTGGAGGATTATTTTACGAGATCCTTCTCCGCGTATACCTACGGAGGGGTGAGAGGACGCGGTCCCCACGCCTACATGAGGATGATCCGGAAGGTCTTAAGAAAATATCCGGAACGTACCACCGACTATCTCCTGTGCGATATCCACCACTTCTATCCGACCGTCAATCACCCGGTACTGAAAAGCCAGCTCAGGACACGTATCAAGGATAATCATTTATTGCGAAGGCTTGATGAGATCATCGATAGCGTCGAGGGGGATACCGGTATGTTCCCCGGCACGAAGCTGGCGCAGTTCTTCTCGCTTGTCTATCTTTATCTTTTCGATCACGATTTGAAGCGGTGCTTCCATGTCGGGGAATGCCCGGCTTTGGTTGAGTACTACACGAAAAGATATATCGAGGAAAGTATCGCGACGGCCAAAACAGAACATGATTATGAGGAGTTATCCAAAGGGATCCAATATCTCTCGGACAGGTTCAAGGGATATCTGAACCGTCTGGATTTCTGCTACCGTCTCGCCGATGATGTCCTGATACTGCATGAGGACACCGTATTCTTGCACCTTGTCATCGAGTGGATCGGTCTTTATTACGCTAACGAGCTTAGGATCGGTCTTAACCCGAGATGGAAGATCGGGCACGTGACGGACGGTGTCGATACGGGGGGATACGTGCATTTCCCGGATCACGTCCGTGTCCGGAAACGTAACAAGGTGGCTCTCTGCCGCCAGATAGCGAGATTGAGAAAGAAGGGTTTGCCGGACGAGGAGATAAGGAGGAGGGCCTCTTCCCGTATAGGCTTCATCCAACACGCTGATACGAGTAATCTATTAAATAAATTAGGAATGGAAACACCAAGGAAAAGACTGGGACAGGTGATAAGGAATAAAAAAAGTCCGTGGGAGGATCTCCCGGCCGACCGGAAAATGAGATTCGAGGATATACTTTATGATACCCGGATACCGGAGGACCGGAGAGGCCCCGAGGAGGACAGGCTGATTGAGTTGATCGATTATAAGATTGAGGATAGCAAGATCGAGAGAAACGAGGACGGCACGCCAAAGAAGTGCCTCGCCATACGTTTCCGATGGAAAGGCGAGGAGCGTTACGCTTTCACCGGTTCCGCCGTCTTGATTGATCAGGCGCTCACGGACTTCTCTCACGAGGACTTGCCGGTGGATACCGTGATAAAGGTGCTCACCAACAAGTTCGGTAAGAAATTTTTCAGGTTCACTTGACCCGTGGGGATCGCTCTTGGCCGATCCTTCCGGGTCGGCTAAAAAACATTTAAATATATGGAGACAAGAGCGATTTACACGGAGAGAAAGACATTCGTAAAATACGATGACAACCATTACCTGCTATACCTGAACGAGGAGGTCTTGGAGAACCACGTTCCGGAGGGCCACGGGGGCGAACCGGAACCGGAGCCTTGCACGGCTTACGCCTATACCGGCACGTGCGAGGATGGCGGCACGCTGGTCGAGGCGACTTCCGCGAGTTATGACAGTCTCGTGTCCGGATTGGTCCGGAGAGAGTATTCCGCCGATCGGGTAGAGGCGATAACGCTGAATAAATTGAGCTCGGATAATGAGAGAAAGGCCGAGTTTGAGGCCGAGTTCGCCTGTCTGGAGCGTTACCGTAACGACTGCAAGGCGAGGGTACGTGCCTTGCTGGGTATGCCCGAAAGCGTCTCGAACACCCTTTAAATACCGTTCGAGATGCGTATCTATGATAAGACAGGCGAGGTATTGCTTGACATCCCGGTGGACGATGACAGCTATCGTTACCGGGCGATAGCGCAAGCGAAGAAGGTGGAGCTGCGTTACTCCCTAGTGGATCACGTGGAGCTGCCCACCGGGGCGTATATCGAGTACCAGGGGGAAAGGTACACGCTGTGGTACCCTTCGGATTTCAAGAAGGAGGGCACGAGGGTCCTCGACTATACCGTCACCTTCGGCGGCAACGAGGAGATCCTGAAAAAATATAAGTACAAGCTGTTGTCCGACAAGCCGTACAAGCTCAAGTTCGTCATGACGGCCACGCCGGGGATGTTCATGGAGCTGCTGGTGGACAACTTGAATCTTTATGATTCCGGCTGGACGGTCGGTACGGTGATCGAGGCCCCGGAGAAACTGTTGTCGTTCAACCATGAGAAATGCTGGGCTGTATTGGGGCGTTTGGCCGAGGAGTTCGACACGGAGTTCGAGATCGTCGGAAAGACAGTTCACTTGCGCAAGGTGGAGTACTTCAAGGATGCCCCGGTCGCTCTCAGCTATGGCAAGGGAAACGGTTTCCTTCCGGGTGTAGGTCGTGCGAACCAAGGCGACAACCTCCCCGTGGAGATATTGTACGTGCAAGGCGGTGAGCGGAATATCGATTACTCGGCCTATGGCAGCCAGACCTTGCTGCTCCCCAAGTCGCAGGAGCTTTCCTATCAAGGCAGACGCTACAAGACCGACAAGGACGGGATGTATGTCACTCGTGCGGACAGGCCCCTTTCCTCTTATAATGAGGACAGCTACGATGCCAGCGATATATATCCATCCAGGGTTGGCACGGTGAGCGAGACCGACACGGAGCCGGGCGAGGACACGGACGGGAACGATGTCACGTTCTACAACTTCTATGACTCATCGGTTCCCGCCAACCTCAATTTCGAGGATTGCCTAATCGCCGGTCAGACCATGACGGTTATTTTCCAGACAGGCCGTCTGGCGGGCCGTGAGTTCGACGTAAAGTACATACATGACGGTCGTAAGTTCGAGATCGTACCGGCTGAGCAGGACGGCATGGATCTTCCCAACTCGTCCCTGTATCCGGAGGTGGGAGACAAGTACGCCGTCTTTAACATATCCCTTCCCACAGCCTACGTATGCGACAACGCCGCCAAGACCGGGGCGAGCTGGGACATGTTCCGGGAGGCGGTACGCTACCTGTACGAGCGTGAGGAGCGGCAATTCACATTCAGCGGAGAGCTGGACGGCATATGGGCCAAGAAGAATTGGTTGGCGATCGGCGCCAAGCTGGCACCCGGCGGTTATGTCGATTTCAGCGATCCCCAGTTCCAGCCGGACGGTATCCTGATCCGGGTCACCGGGGTGAGGGATCACATTAATAGGCCCCACAGTCCGGAGCTTGAGCTATCCAACACGCCGGTAGGCGGTTTCCTGTCCGATGAGCTGGGCAAGCTGGAGAGCGAGGAGGTGACGAACGAGACACGGCACAAGCAGGCCGTATCGTTCACCCTTCGCCGTTGGCGTGACGCGGTGGAGATGCAGGGGATGCTGGAGAGAGCGTTCAAGGATTACGGCAAGGGGCAGGCGATGTCGTGGCTTCGCACCATGTCGGTATTGGTGGGACATGAGTCGTTGCAGTTCCGTTTCGTCAACCGTATTCCCACGGAGGACGGACAGGCGGTCACCGAGGTGGATCACGCCTTCACGTATGACCAGCGGAAACGTACGCTTGCCACCCCCTCCGGGATCTTGCAGCACATGACGTTGGGGATAGACTCGCTCGCCCCCTCCCACAAGGTGACGGAGTACAGGTATTGGAACGTGGCGGCTTATACGTCTCCCTATCTAGGTGATGACACGGAGGCCATGTACCTGTACGCCCGCTGCGCCAAGTCGGGATCGTCCGGCTCTTTCCTTCTCAGCAAGGAGCCGAGGGACTTGGATGACGGCTCGTATTACAATCTCCTTTGCGGGGCCTTGAGTACAGAGGTGGACGGCCAGCGCAGTTTCTCCACGCTTTACGGCTTCAGCGAGATCGGCCCGGGCTGGATGCGGCTGAACAAGATCATCAACACGGACGGCACGCAATACTGGGACATGCTCTCCAAGGCGTTCCGGATCGGCGATGACAACGCTTTCCTCTCATATGACCAGCGAGACGGTCTCGTGTTGAAAGGCAGTATCTACCAATCGCCCTCCGGCGAGATCGACTATCCGGAGGTGGATCGGGGCGCTTACTCCGATAAGTCCGTCTATTACCCCGGCGACAAGGTATCTTACGATGGTAACGTGTATAAGTGTATATCCCAGACCACGCCCGGTACCGATCCCACGAACACGAGGTTCTGGAAGCCATTGGTATCGAAAGGCTCGAACAGCTTCAAGAGCACGGTGTTCATCCGCACGAACGCGACGCCCGATACCCCTGTTGGCGGCTCGTACGCCTCCCCGTTGCCGACCACGGAGGGATGGAGCGACGGGATACCGTCCGGCGAGGCGATACTGTGGGCCTCCACCCGGATCTTCTCGTCGGACGGGAAGGAACCCCAGCAAACGGCATGGATGTCCCCGAGGCAGATGACGGATACGGCCGATTTCGACGTGGAGTTCTCATCCGTAGCGAGCCCGTCAGCCCCGAACGGTCATCCTAATACGAACAAGCAATGGAGCGACACCCAGTCCACGGACACGGTCTGGATGGCCACCAGCACCAAGAGAAACGGAGTATGGAGCGCGTGGAGCGTATCCAAGATCAAGGGAGAGGAAGGCAAACCGGGAAAGGACGGGATAGACGGCACGGATGGCGAGGACGGGAAAGACGGCGATCCCGGTCCCCGTGGCGATCGTGGCCCCCGCTGCACCTACCGTGGCGATTACGACTCAAGCGCTACCTATAACGCCAGCTCCAAGATTACCGATATCGTATCGATCAAGAATAGCGATGGCACCCGCACGTATTATGTGGCGAAGGTGGATGATAACGAGCCTACCTTCAAGGGGAAACATCCGACCAATACCGCCTATTGGGACACCTTCGGGGCGAACTTCTCCAGCGTGGCGACCGATTTGCTGATGGCACGGAAGATAGCTGCCTCGGAGATTGACGTGGAGGAGATCTTCGCGAACTTGGCAAGGATCGGAAACTTCACCATCACGAACGGGTCACTGGCCGTGGATACGTCCGTCTCGGATCGTACACAAATCACCTTTCCGCAAATGTTGACTATCGGGAAGACCACGCAGTTCGCCGGGAAGTTCGGAAACCGTAGCTCGTGGGGCGGTGTGTTCTTCGAGGGATTCGGTCCCTATTTTTACGACATGGGGGTAGAGAAAGTGTTGTACAGGGAGGGCACGGGGGTCGTGTTTAACGCCCCGGGCGGGAGATACCCGTTCTTGGGGGTACGGATCGATAACGGCAACGGTATCTATGGCTGGAACAGTCCCGGGAATATAGCCAACCTGTATATCAACAAGGACGCCGCGAGCACGGCCCATGTGTATATCACCAATTACCAAGGCTTGACCTCGTCCGATATCCGCCTGAAGAGCGTCTTCTTCGATATCCCGGACGTGCTGGATAAGCTGGAGGGTATCTCCGCGTTCTACTACACGATGAAGGAGGACGAGGACAAGCTCCTTCGCATCGGCGTGTCGGCGCAAGCCGTCCGAGAGGTTCTTCCGGAGGCGGTACAACTCATAACACCGGATAACGGGGATTCCTATTACGGAGTCGATTATATCCAGATGCTGACCGCCTTCGGGATCAACGGGATCAAGGAGCTTTACGCCAAGGTCAAGGCACTTGAGAAGAGGGTGGAAGAGTTGGAGAATAGATAGAAAATATTATAGGCCTTATCGGGGGCGGGCAAATAAAAGCCCCCGTATATATTAAAAGAAAACGAGTTATGGGAGTTGATTTGAATACGATATTGGCGATAATCGGCGCGATGGGCGGGGTTGAGGGGATAAAATGGGGCATCCGTGCGTGGGCGAACCGTAAGACGAACGCACGTATAGCGGATGCTCAAGCTGACGTGGAGGAGTTCAAGGCCCTGCGTGAGTATAACGAGTTCTTGCAAAAGCAGTTGTCTGAGAAGGAGGAACGGTTCGTTGAGCAGACCGGACGGCTCCGGCAGGTGCAGGACGAGCTTTTCACCTTGAAGGAGAGTTATTCGGACGTGAAGCTAGAACTGGCTTTAAAGAGGTGCGAGAAAAAGAAATGCGGCGATCGTGAGCCGCAGAACGGTTATTAATGAGGGAGGATAAGGAATGAGAAATAACAATTTACCTCGGGGATTACGTAACAACAACCCCGGGAACATCAGAAGGAATAGCGATGTCTTCCAAGGCGAGAAGACAAGCTCAGACAAAGAGTTCAAGCAATTTAAATCGATGGCATACGGGTATAGGGCGATCTTCAAGATCCTGTCTAACTATTACCGGAACTATAAGCTGGATACGATCCGCAAGATAATAGGAAGATGGGCGCCGGAAAACGAGAATAATACGAACGCTTACATTAAGGCCGTATCTGATTATGCCGGTATCCCTGCCGATGATCCGATCAACATCAACGATCGTGAGCAAATGATCCGGATTGTGGCCGGGATGAGCAAGGTGGAGAATGGGAGAGAGGCTGATATGTCGGATGTTATTGCGGGGTGGAATCTGTTATGAGAGCATGGCAGATTATATTAATATTAGTGTGCTTGGTAGCCAGTTTCACCGCTGGCTACCATATCCGTGGAAATGATGAAGGGACAAAAGTACGAACCGACACGGTGATTGTCGTAGATACTGTAAGGGACTCAATTCCTGTTCCGGTGAAAGAAATTGAGATAGAGGAAATCGAGATTCCATGTCCCGTGTTAGTAACGGTGGAAGGTGATACGATAAGGGATACCACATATATTCCTATCCCAATCAGCCAGAAGGAATACTTAACGGAGAACTATCATGCTTGGATAAGTGGGTATAACGCTGCCTTGGATAGCATAGAGGTGTTTCCTAAGACTGTTTACATAACGAAAAAGGTCCCGGTTCGTAGGTGGGGATTGGGTGTTATTGGTGGATATGGTATTGGGCGATCCGGCCTGTCTCCTTATATCGGGGTGGGGGTATATTATAAGATCTGGTGATTTGTATATACATAACCACACCTTGCATATTTAGAGAAATAGTGTTTTAGTTTTTTTAGTCACCTTGCCTGTGAAGGTGAGGTGTTTTATTTCTAACAATATTTTGTGGCGTTTAAATTTTGTTTGTACGAAATTTCAAAGTCTCCATTTTTTAGAGTCTTGTGTTTTTAGTATATTATGTTTTTTATTTCGCAATTGAAAAATAGTTTTATAATATGTGGATAAGATATTATAAAATGTGAAGTTTTTGTGCACAAGAGGAAATCTTCTGTTATCTCAAGAATGTTTATTTTTAAAAAATAATTCATATTGAATGATATTTTGTTTATTAGAGGGCTTAAAAAATATTATTAACATTTAATTTGATGGTATGAAAAAGTATTTAGGTGTAATTTCAATTGTTCTTTTTGCGTTATGTTTCTGTGATTCAGTTTTTGGTCAAGCAGGAAATTTTAGTTCTGTAAAGATCGGTAGCCTTTCATCCGGACCAGGGTCGGCCACACGTCTAACGATAGTTCCTTATAAACACACCAATAATTGGGAGATGAGGGTTCGTGATACAGCTTCTGATGCCTTTCTAGATATCTTTTATGGCGTAACACAACAGATGACTTTTAAATGGAATACAGGGATTGGTATAGGTACTAATAATCCACAGTATAAATTGGATGTAAATGGTACGATCCGAGCTAAAGAAATCAAGGTGGAGACGGGTTGGGCAGATTTTGTATTCGCTGATGATTATCAACTCCCTTCACTAGGGGATGTTGAGACCTGTATTAAAACACAGGGACATTTACCTGGTATCCCAACTGAGGCTGAGGTAAAGAAAAATGGGACAAATCTAGGGGAGATGAATGTGAAACTTCTACAAAAGATTGAAGAATTAACTCTTTACATGATTCAACAAAGTAAAGAAATTAACAGGTTGAGTAAAGAGATTGATTGTTTAAAAAATAAATAGGACAAGCAATGAAACATTACATTATATATAGGATACTTATACTTTTGTTAATTGAAGGTAATATTTTTTTTGCATTTTCTCAAAAGGATTTGGATTTTAGTGCAGATGACGGATATGATGATTGTATAAGTATTCAGTTAAAAACAAAATGTGGACAAACTATTTTTCCTCTCGGGACACGTGTCTGCATACAGGCTTTGGCGTATGTTAATATGACTCCAAGTGAAACTAAAGATAACTGTCATAATATATATGTATCTTCTCTTGGTAGATATTTGCCAAAATATGATGGTATATCAAAAGAAGAAATCCAGTTGAATACCACGAAATTTACTGAATACTATGAATCAACATCACTATATGATCATATTGTATCCGGAGCTTTTTATCCTTCAGCTGGAACTGAATATTCCTTCTTATTGAACACTTCAGGAAAAACTTATGTGTTTTATAGGGTTAAAGGAGGAGTGTTTGAACCTAGATATCCAGTTAATAATCAATCTAAATTAGTGGGAGTTGGTTCTAGTGTGAATTATGAAGAAAGTGGTCATTTAGAGCTTAAGGTTGTAGAATGCGATAATGATTTGAATATAACAAATAAAGATAATTATTATTTGGCATTTGAAGAAAATCGCTGGAATAGTCGTGGAGCAGGCAACATAACTTTATCCTCAATAGTATTTGAACCAGGAGATAAAAACGCAGTAGAGGCTTATAAGACTATTACATTAAGTCCTGGTATACATATAAAAAATGGGGCAATATTTCATGCGAAAGCATTACCTTATCCGACTGTAAAAGATTGTGATTGTACAGCTAAAGGATTGAGGGGTTCGACAAATTATGCAGATGCTAATTTTATTGGTATTGATGCTGATTTAGTGGAAATTACCTATTCTGATGCAACAAAAAATGTAATAGTAAATAGTAAATTCGATAATGATATTTTGAATGTATCAGTGTATGATATGTCTGGCAGAATGTTACAAAATAGTCCTTGTAGTAGTAATTCAATGTGCGAAATGAATGTTTCGATACTAACTAGTGGGGTTTATATTGTTCAAGTATATACGAGTAAAGGATTTGTTTCAAAGAAAATTACAATTAAATAGAATGTGGTTTTAGAATAAATGATAAGGATGTTTATGAATTCTTTTATAGACATCCTTTTCTCTCTTCCAAAATAATTCCCTACATTTGGGAAATCCTTAAAAGTAATCACTATGGCAAAAGATCCTACACCCTCACAGGTTGCGACCAATGTGTTGCAGGGAATTCCTTTCGGTTCTATTATCGGAGGCCCATTGAGAGCCTGTGCAGAGACCCAAGAGGAACAAGCGAAAGCCGCTACTGAGTTCATGAAAGAGGCTGGGCTTGATCTGGATAAAGATGCGAAAGAGAAAGAATAGTTTGAATCCTTAAATCAAATGATCATGAAAGCGGAGAGACAACACAAAGAGTGTGCTTCACGGGTATTGCAACCGTCGAAAGGAGGCGGTGGGCATATTGTTGATAATAGACCAGCAGAAATTACTCAACGAAAATTGATCAATGACGTTTCTTCTGATATTAATGACAAAAATATCGTACAATGTTTTAAAACAATACAATTAGTGATTGACCCAGAGCTAGTCGCTAAATTAAAGGAGAAGTCAATTATGTTTACTGAAGAATATCTAGAGTTCACCATTTCAGCTCCCGCAGGAATAACAACAGAAGCAGGTGTAGTATTTTTAGAAAAGGGGAACACAAAATCAGGCTATGAACATTTAAAGAAACACTTACATGATTTTCAAGATTATGGAATTGTAGAATCTAATTTTGCCGATTTACTTGAAGCGACTTTGTCTAAATCTCCTGATTCAACAGAGCCTGGTAATAAAGGAGGGGTAGTTGCTAAGTATTTTATGAGTCTTGGTAAGGGAAATTTTATGCTAAATATTGTTGTAGCGTCAAATGGATACATAATTACAGCTTTCCCTGGTGAATCAAATGCAAATGATTATTACCAAAAGCTTAGGCAAGATCCGGAAATATTTATTCGTTATGGTGGCTTAGCTGGCTATGAAGCAGGGCATTAATGAAAAATAACGATTGAAGGCTTGAACATTCTTTTCTTCAAAAATCACTCTCAATCACACAAGCTTCCATCCTCCCAACAGGAAAAGGCCATAGCAACCCTGCGATATCGGGGGCTGTAAAATAAACTGTGTCATGCGTTAATTCTCACTGAAACTCGTCGGTCGAGTGCTATATAGTTTAAGGTTAAAACGTCCATCATCTTTTAGAGGATATACTCGATGGACGTTTTTAGGTAATTGTCTATGTTTTATTTGATACTAAATATTTTTTGCATACTTTTGAGAGTACAAAATTCAAACTCAACAAAATATGGAAATCAGTATAGATAATGAATCTAAAAGATTTTTTAGATTCTTGCAAGAAGAAAATAATGACAATATTATTTTTTCAGGAATATATGGTATTGGAAAATCTTTCTTTATTAATGAATTTTTTAATAAAAAGCATACAGATAAATATATAACCTTATTTCTTACACCTGTGAATTACTCAGTTGCAAGTAATGAAGATATATTTGAATATATAAAGATAGATGTTTTATTTCAACTATTGGATAAAGTTTCTTGTGACTTAAAAAATGTTCAGATATCTAACTCCGTTGCAGCTTATTATTATATAAAAAATAATTTAAATACACTTATAGGAAATATATTATCCTCAATAGAAAAAGTATGTTTTAAAACTGATATTATTCCACAGCTTATAAAATTGAAAAAGAGTATTCAAGAATTTCAAAAGAAAGAATCTACACAAGAAGATAAAGATGTGGAGTCTTTTATACAAGATATAATACAACGACAAGGTTCTATCTATGAGAGAAATATTGTTACGCAAATAATTCAATCTTTAATTACTAATGCAAAAAAAGAGGAAAAGAAAGAGATCGTTTTAGTAATAGATGATTTAGATCGAATAGATCCAGAACATATTTTTAGAATACTTAATATTCTTTCTGTACATGATGATTTCTGTTGCACTAAGGAACATAAATTTAAAATAGATAAGACTATTCTTGTATGCGATGTTGAAAATATTAGGAGAATATTCCATGCTAAATATGGATCAGATGTAGATTTTTCTGGATATATTGATAAGTTTTATAGTAAGGAAGTTTTTCATTTTCATAATGAGGACGAAATACAAAAGTGTATCGCAGATCAAATTTTGAAGATAAAAAGTAAAACTAGTGATTTTCAGAGTGATAGGTATACATATAAAGGTTTAGAGTTTATATTGCAATATCTAATTAAATATGGATATGTAAATGTTCGTACTCTTGAAAGATTTATATTTGATTATAGTATGGAGGATAAAACCGTAAGATTTAATGATATGGTCTTGACTGTAGTTAATTCACCAGCATTGATTATATTTGAATTTCTAAAACGAGTTCTAGGTTCTTCGGAAGATTTGCTATCTACACTATTAAGTATTTCCTCTAATAAAATTTATGTAAATTGTAATCATGTAGATATTCTAGAACTATTTATAATATTGGCAGATCTACCTAATAATCTTTTAAGAGATGATAAACAGAAAAATAGTTATAAGGGTGTAAGCTATATGATAGGTGCGTATAAGAAAAATTTAATAGCGAATATAGATTACGGAACACTGAGTGATTGTAAAGTAGATTGTTTTGGTTTGTTATATGATGCATATCTAAATTATAAAAAACATTTTGTGTTGTAGTGTAATTGAAATTGTTTTATTATGAAATATTCTATGATTCTCTTATTCGCTACAAAAGAGGTAGAGGAGGAAATCTTAAACTGAGTATAAATGAAATATCGGGGATTGATATGGCCTAGCTATCAATCCCCGGCATTTAAAACAGCAACCTCCCTTCCTTCTTATCCATCACCGCATTGAAAACACTTTTATAGGTCTCATACAACTCCTTCCGGCTTTCCTGCCCCGGCCAATCGGCAAAAGATTCTCCTGCAAAAAATTTCCAAGCGAAGATCCGTTTGGCTTTTTCGGACAACCCTAACAGGTCGACCATATCCCGGATATCCTGCATCCGTTCCCGGATATACTCGGTACGGTCAATACTATCATCGGGCTCATCAATAATGTTCAGTCTTCGCCAATCCACATTCTCATCTACCGGGATAGGCTTGTATTTATGCCGGTAGGGAGACGTATCCGAGGTAACGTTCAGCTTTATCATTTGCAGGATATACCAGTCAAGTTCGGTATATTTACCTTGCTTGGCTTCCATAAGCCGGGAGAGGTGTTCCAGAGGCTTTTGAAGTAGCATACACATTACCTCGTTCAATACGTCAATAGCTTCACTACTCATTCCGGCAAGTGAGCAGTGATACTTAGCGTAATCCAGCCACCTGTCGTAACGTTTCTTAATATATTTATTCAATGCCTCACTTGCCATAGTTGTCTTTATTTGATATATTTGTTGCATGCTGTAATGGGGTGGCGCTGTGAGGCGCTGCCTTTTTATTTATTCTCTTTGTTAGTCTTTATCTCTCGCTATAAAAATGTTATCTTTAGCCTTCTTTTTTATTCTTAGCCCAATCGATAATGTATTCAATACCTGCGTTGAATCCTTTGCTGTAACCATCTTTATATTCATGATTTGATATTCCATGATAGTAAGCAGAGCCGAAGCACAAGGCGAAACCAATGGCTATCAATACCATTCCTGTTCCAAAGTATGGATAAGCTAGGGATATATGGAATGGCTTGAACTGAATCGATATTCCAGACGTGAGAATGAATATTAGCGAGATCATTCCGATTATTAACAATGATATTTTAAGCATCTGAACCTCCTTTGTTTACATTGTGCGACATATTCTTTAATCTTGTTTGACTTTTATAATCCTTACATCCATAAGCGGCGAGATTAATGGCGTGCGTACCTATTCCTTGTCCGGAGAAGCATGGATAACGGATACATCTTACGCATTTCTTTCGTGGATATTTATTAGCGTCCTCCCGTTCTTTCAAGCGGTTGATCCCTATGTATTCCTCTGCCATGATTATTCCTCCTCCTCGGTCTCGTCGAATATCCGGGCCATCATATCGACGATGTTTGTTTGTATATTGTCCTCCGCTCCAAGCACGGCGTTGCTTATATGCTTTTTCTCCTCGATGATCCTGTAGAGTTTCTGGTCGATGGTCTTGCGGCCAAGCAGGTAATAGCAATTCACGGAGTCCTTTTGGCCGATACGATGCGCCCGGCTCTCGGCTTGGTCGCAATCTGCGTATGTCCACGGTAGCTCGATAAAAGCGACATTGCTTGACGCTGTCAACGTGATACCCGCCGCAGCAGCCTTGATGGAGCAGATGATGACGTCCGTTTTGGGATTCCGTTGGAAAGCGTCTATGGCCGCTTGCTTTTGTTGCATATCTTGCCGTCCGGTGACACACACCGCCGAGGGAAACGCCTGTAGGAGCCGGTCTACGATCTCATGCAGGTTGCAGAAGAGGATGATCTTCTTTCCGTTCTCCCGAAAATCCTTCACGAAATCGATCACCTCTCTCAACTTACCCCGGGCCGTTATGTCCTTCAATATGCCGATTCGTACCATGACCTCGCCTTTCAGCGATTTTTGTACCTTCTCATCGTCGGCCTCCTTATATCGTCTCAGATAATCCACCAAGTCACGCTCGGCGTCTTGGTATTCCTTGCGGTTGGTGATCTCGCAGGTCACAATCTGCCGTACCTTGTCGGGTAATTGAGTCAGTACCTTGGATTTTTCCCTCCGGAAGAAACAATGCTTCCAGAGCATGAAATTGAGCTCTTTCAAGTTCGAGGCCCCGTGCGGCCCAGAGCAATAGCGGCTCGTGAAATATTTCCAGCCTCCGAGATCATTCATCCGGTCCATGATAGCGAGTTGGCATATAAGGTCGTTGGGCTTGTTTACGACAGGGGTACCGGTCAACAGGATGATCCACTCTTTCCCGGCGGTGATACCTTTGCAAAACTTGCTTTGTTGGGTAGCCGTTGATTTTACCTTATGGGATTCGTCAATGATCACGCTCTTGAACAACTTGATCGTATTATGGAACTCTACGTCTTTCAGCGTCCATTTCTCCGATTTGTTGATTCGGCGTACGAAATACTTCCGTAGGCTCTCGTAGTTCACGATGAACACATGATTCATGCCCGTTTGCCAGAAGAATGGCCATGAGGTCCGTACCGAATCGGTCAATACCATGGCTTTCTTGTCCGTGAACTTGTGCCATTCACGTTGCCAGTTGATCTTGACCGTATTGGGGCAGATTACGAGACAGGGGAAAGCATCAGCTTTGTTGATGGTAGCGATGCTCTCTAATGTCTTGCCGAGGCCCATGTCGTCCCCATTGATAAACCGTTTTAGTTGTAAGCCTCGTGCGATCCCTTGCAGTTGATAGGGGTAAGGTTGTATCTTTAGGCCATGATCCTCGTCCAACTCGGGCATGTCCGGTATTTGATAGGCTATGTCCTCGTCGGTCTTAGACTCGTTCCCTCCCCAGTTGACGGGTTCGAAGTGCCTCACGTAATAGGTGAGCTGGTCTAGTTCCGCCTTGCACTTATTGTTGGCCGGGATCATCCACGCTCCGGTAGACTTGTCCCACCAGCGGACGCTGACGGCTGTCTTTAGCTTGTCAACGACCTGCTGGCGGTACCTGTCAAACCTTACCGCGTAGCATTGTCCCTTTTCCGTGTTTTGTAAAGTGATTTGCATAACGGTTGTTTTTATTATTGGTTAGGCGAACTCGTCGAAGGCTTTCACCTCCTCGGCGATCTCCTTGATCTGCTCTTTTTTCTTCCGTCCCCGTTTCTTAGGCTTCTCTTCCTTCTCGCCCGTGATATCCGATTCCTCCGGGGTATCGAAATCGAAGGATTCTTGCTTGATGCCATATTTACCTTCGAACAGATAAGCGTCCACCTCGTAGCTACATCTACCGATGGCCTCTTTCAACTCGGCTCCGTAAAGGTACCCGTCGCCAGACTCGTCCTCGTATTTGGTGAATGGGACGGAGAGGTTAAGGATCTGCCCGCTCTTCAGGAGTTTTTGCGCTTGGATTGATACGCCGGCTGATTCATCATTACCGCCTTTGCTGTATCCGGTGACGATGATATTCTTTAGCTTCTCGTTCAAGTCATCGTCGGAGGGATTGGCGACATTGACCAATGTAGCCTCGTGCATCTCACAGATTTTCACTACGTGTGGCTTAAGTCGGTTCAACGCGTACAGTAGATCGGGGTGGATAAACTGCTCCGATTCCTTTAGGATGTTGTTCTTGTAGTTCGCTTCCACGAACTTTTCCGTATACTCCGCCGTGAGCTGGTTGTTCTTGATCTTCACTTTCTGGATCTCGTACACGGGTTGCTCTTTTACTAATTCTTCCATGCTCTTTTAAAATTTAGGATTGTTATAACTCTGAGGCGCTAAGGCCATTTCAGTTTTCGCCTTGCTAATTATCGTGCGACACCATTCCAATTGGTGGGTCGCAGTCCGGTTCAATCTATCACACCAGTCGACTAGGTATTGCTCATCCTTGCACAGGCTGTCGATGATAGCGTTTACGGCCTTTGAGGTCGCTCCGGCCCGTGAAGCGGTTTCCCGTAATGTGTCGAATACTTCCGATTTCTTTTTCACGTTCAGGTGATATTTTGCGTCCGCTAACAGCTTCCCGGTTCGGGCGATATAGACGGCAAGGTCGTTTCCACGTAGGACAGCTTCTTGTACGTCTTCGCTCATTGTGATATTCAGGAAGGCATCTATGGCGGCCAGTTCCTTGGATATCTTGTCTGTCGGTGTGATATTGAGATTCATGATTTTTATTTTAAGATATAATCGTTGCCACAGTTGCCGCAATGATATACGTTGAATGTATTTCCCGTATGCGTCTGTAATTTCTTTACGAGTACGGAAGCTCCGCATATAGGGCATTTCTTTGCCAGCCTGCACTTTAGCCAGTCGATTAGGATTAAAACTAGACTCTTCATACTATTAGCTTATTAGCATCCACCACCGGAAGGCTAGTTCCTCGTATTTCTCTTTCCCTTTCCGGTAGCTCAGATCGTTCCGTCTGATGAAAGCCTTGAACACTTTTTGGTTCTTCTTGGAGATACCATAGATGAAATCTTGACGGCTTCCGGCGATATCCATATACCAGGCACGGGAACGATCCCAATCAAAAAAATCAATCGCCTCGTCAAACTGTTTCTGGGAACTGGCGAAGGTAGTTTTCAAGTCTCCGCCGAATCCGAATGTGGGAAGCCACCAGTCCCATTTGCAACGAGTGTCGAGCGTATATTCAAAGTTGCCGTATTGGAAACGTTGCCCCTTGTTTACCATGAACCGTTGCGTCTCCGCTTTAGCAAGCACTTGCGCCAATAAGGGATCGTGTCGGGCTTCCATACGGAGTGACTTGATCATGGCTTGTGCCAGTTCCCAATCTTCCCCGGAATACAATACGTCATCTACCGTATGTTTGTCATATCTTACCCGTTCGGGTTCTGTCAGCATCGCATCCACCAGACTCCCGAACTTGAACGCCTTCTCCTTATCCCCGTATTGCGTACGGGGATAGAGGAGGTTCTTTAGTTCTGTCAGGTCTGAGTTGCTGACCTCAGACCGTAGGTAATACGTATCTTGCATCTTCTTCCTTGAGTTTTAAGTATTCAATGACTGCGAAGTCAAATTCAAAATCGTAAGTGTTATCCATCAGCCACCGGAACCATTTGCGGCCCTCTTCCGTATCGAGGATCTTTTTTAGGTTACTCGGTGTACGCCTGTATTTCCCGAAGTTTATCCATGAGGACAGATATAGCTTTCTCATATCACTTGGCCGTTATATCATCGACATATTTCACGAATGCGGATTGGATTCGCTCACCGTCCTTATTGGCTGTTTTCTCGCAATAGGAGATCATCTTCTTATGGATCTTCTCAAGATCCTCCATGCTCATATTGATACCCTCACGCATGAACCACATCTGGTATACCTGCATGAATCCTTGTGGATTGGTGACTTGGATCTTTTTCTTTATCTTCGCCTTGGTAGGGGTAGGAGACATACTGGCGGCACTGAAATCGAAGGCCGCCTGTACTTCCGCGGTGGCTTTCTCTGCCTCCGCCTTGGCTCTCGCTTCCTCTTCCTTGCGCTTACGTTCCAGTTCGGCCTTTTGACGTTCTTCCGCCTCTTTCCGTTTGCGCTCCTCTTCCAGCCGTGCCGCCTCGATTGCGTTGGTCTTGCGAATTTCCTCTTGCTCCTCCAGTTGTTTCCGGAGGGATGGGAGGCGGTCGACCAAGGATTGTTTCAGTCCCTCGATCTCGAAAGCGTATCGATCGGAATATTCTTTTTTCTTTAGGATGGCTATCTCGTTCTTGATCGCTTTGCGGGTCTCACCGTCCATATAGAATGTCTGTTTGTTATCCACGACGTTTTTCACGAAATCCGTCCATGAGAAACCGGTGCTTGTTTGCGTGATCTGCCGGCATACGTCCCCATACGTGGCTAGGGAGGCACGATTGAAAATCCCGTTCAAGGCGTTGATATGCTTCTCGACGTAGGCGGCGTACGTGGTATCAAGCAAGACCGTTATGTCGGCCCGGTATTGGGCTTTCTCGTTCTCCGCCAACTGTTTTTGCCGGGCCTCTTCCTCACGGCGTTTTTGCTCTTCCAGCTTCTTGGCGGCGTATTTGTTACGCTCCATCTGTAGCAGATAAGGGATGGTTCCCTTGGATTTGGCGTCTATGGAACCCTCTAGTGTCGTGAAACGTTTGGATATGGCCGTTAGCATTTGGGTTAACGGCTTCCGGCGGTTGTTCATGTTCTCTACGGTCTTCTTTGACTTCGCAAGGTATTCTTGTACCGCAGTGTCGATCTCGTCCGTGCCGATACCTCCATTTCCCTCAATCGTGTCCAAGAGGGTTTTCCCTGCGTTCGTGCAAGCTGAGACCGACGCCTCATTGCGGGCGAGAATATCCGGGGCTGTCTGTAAGATGCTAATGACCTCGTTAGCCTTGAAAGGTAAATTGTTATTCTGTGTATCCATGTCGATAAAATTTTGAATGTTGATATTGAACTCTTAAAATCCGGCTTCTTCATCTTCTTGTGATATTTGGGATGTTATACCAGATACGGGTACCGGTTCCGCTTGCGGTTGCTCTCCGAATCCTTGTAAAGGATTTTCCGATTGGGGCTGGAGGGCTTGCGGTTGCTGTCCGGCTTGATTGGGCTGGATAACGGTTGTTTCTTCCAGTCCGTAGTCGATCTCTTGCGGTTCCTCCTGTGTCTCGAATGAGGAGAACTGTCCCGTGCGTACCTTGGGATATCCGTCGAAAGCGTGCTTGATAAGCTTGCTTTCCAAGAATCCCGGATCAATACCTCCTTCGCTAGAGGTATAAAGGGCATTGGCCTTCCCTTCTTTCTGCCGGGTTTGCGGGTTCCATTTCTGGTTGTTCTTAAAGCTGTACGCTTCCAATCGCTTGATATCGCCTTCCATCATCCAGTGCCAGTCCACGGTACCGTCGGAGCGTACGATACGTAAGAAACCACCTATCACCTTGTTGGACTTTCGGGGGCATGCCGCTTGGTAGGTCACGGTCTTTACGCCGTCGATCAACCCGGGGGAGAAGGTATCGCCCTCATAGCAAACCACGGGATTATCCACGTAACGGACTTGTCCGGCACGTTGCCGCATGACTAACTCGCCATATCCGGTGATGGAGAGATAAGCACGTAGTTCGTAGATATCGCTACCGTTGTTATCCTTATAGCCGGTCTTTGTGCTACGGGGAAGAATATAACAGTGCGGTCGTCCTGTCGGGTCAAGTGACAGGCCGTTGACCGCTATGTCCAAAAAGCATCCATAGAGGGATAACGGTGTGCATTTTTGCAGTTCCGGCTTGTCTTGTAAGATCTTCCGGAAGTTGAATTTCTCTTTCTCGTAGATTTGCGCTCCTTGGGCGGTACCCCAGATTGCGTTATACATTTGGATGAACTTTTGTTCTACCCTGTTATCTTCCGCTATCATGAGCGGGTCTAGCTGATTCAACTCAGCTACTTTGATCTGAATTAGATTCGACATGATGTTATGTTTTTAAATATTAGTTACCAATGTTTAGCTATCATGTAAGCCATTGCCGCACATCCGGACGTCGTGATGATATGCAGGAAATGTCCTAGGCAAATAGCCACGATTCCAAGTATGGCGAGCGTTCCGAAAAGGATGTAAAATCCCCACCTCACCGCTTGGGCGAGTTTCCAGTAATCTGTTTTCATACGTCAATGATTTATTAGCAATGCGGTTTACCGTCCGTGAAATAGCGAGTTGGATGGGTATCGTAAACTTCCTTTTGCAACGCCTTGCCAAGGTGCCTTGCTATGTTAATGATTCATTTAATAGTCGTATGGATTCAGGGCGCACTTATACAGGTTTTCCAGCCTGTACTCGATTTTGCCCGGTCGCTTGTAACGTTGTAGCCTACCTTCCGAGACCCATTTTTCCACGTTCTGCCTCCCGAAACGGAGGTGCGCTTCCTTTTGCCCGATAAATTCCCGGATACCCGCTTGCATCCTTGTGATTTGCCAAGCAAGGTATTCGATCTCGATCTTTCGTAAAGAAGGTATGCTTTGATAGGTGTTTTCGGTTGGCATGATTATTCGCCCTTAAATAGATTCTTTTCGTTCGCATATCGCATGAACTCCGCCATGGAGTGTATCGAGAGTTTCCGGAAAACGTTCTTCCGGTGGTTCTTTACGGTGTGGGACGAGATGAAAAGCGTTTCCGCGATCTCTTCGTCTTTCTTGCCATAGTAGCAAAGCTCCATCACCCGAAGCTGGCTGTCTGATAATGTACTGTTGAACTTCGGTTCACAGATTTTCTTAAACCCGTCACACTCTCCTCGTAGAGGGCAGCCGACAAACTCGAATTTGAAATTCCAGTTCTCATCCACGTCTATCATGTTATCGTACAGCCCGAAGTTGCATTTGATAAACCTACGTACAGCCAAGAAATCCCGGTAGCATTTATTCCCGTCGTAGCGGGCGTAATACTTGCGGAGTGCCGCATAAGCCTCCGGATAGAACTCTTCCAAAATCTCAAGGAAACTTTGAATGAAATCCGTATCGGACTCTTTCAGTTGGCGTTCCGGCTGTCCCTGCTCTTTGATAGTTACTTCGCCGGAGGGGGTGGTATAGAATTCTATTGCGCGCATATCTTATCCTCCTTTGGGAATAACTCACTGGCAGGAATGCCAAGTTCTCTTTCTATCACTTCTTGGGCTAATGCGTCCGGTTGGTAGACTCCCGCTACCCAACATCTGACGGCCGATTCAGATCGTTTGGTAATGGTAGCTATCTTTTGGATGAAAGCCTTCTTGGGCGGCGTGTTGTCCATGGAGAAGTAGATCTCTCTGAACGAACGAGCGCCAGTCTCATGACCTTGTAGGTTTAATTTTTCCATTTTTGCCTCCTTACATTATTATATATGTTCTAATTTCTTTACCTTTGACAGTGTATTAATGATTACAGGTGCAAATATAAAACATGTTTGATTTATTTCAAATAAAAAATCAAACATTTTTGTATTCAGATCAAACTTTTTTTATCATGTTAGAGTTGCCTCCTATAAATCAAAGGATTAAAGATCTTGTAAATGAAGAAGCAAATGGCAATAAAACTGCTTTTGCTAAGATGCTGGGTTATTCTAGTTCTCAGAAAATCAATAGATTGTTTATTATTGATGAACGGAATAATAAATATCCTACCCCTTCTTCTACTATATTGTCTGATATATCAAACAGGTTTGATATTGATCCGAGCTGGTTGATGACAGGAGAAGGGAATAAAAAGAAAGTTGTAGAAGCTATACCTATAGATGTAAACTGTATTTTAAATGTGCCTCTTGTGAATCAATATGCTTATGCCGGTTATCTGTGTGGCTATGCGGATGCCGAATATATAGAAACTTTACCTACAATTCCTTTTATTGTTGATCATGAAGCTCATGGCCATTATATAGCTTTTGAAGTTAGAGGGGATAGTATGAACGATGGAACGGAAGAAAGTTATTTAGAAGGTGATCGTCTATTGTGTCGTGAGATTAAGCGTGAACTGTGGATTGATTCAAAATTGCATATTCGAAAATGGGATTTTGTCATTGTTCATAAAGAAGGCGTGCTTATAAAAAGGATAGTGGAACATAATGTAGAGAATGGAACTATAACTGTGCATTCTTTAAACCCGATATATCCAGATAAGGTAATTTCTTTAGCCGAAGTATACCAAATATTTAATGTTATTGAGTTCTTGAGGCCGAAAAGAAGGTAAGTTTAGTATAAGAATCAGTTTAAAACTAAGTATTGATATGGAAGAGTATATGTATATAGCAGCGATTGTCGGATGTGTTTTTGGCATTTTACAGATAATCCTTTTTATCAAGCTGTGGATAATGACAAACGATATTCGTAAGATTAAAAACAAATATCTTGGAGAAGATAATGGAAGTGCTAAATCTGAGGTTATGGATCAAGTAAAGGTAACAGACGATACTTCAATACGTTATGTAAGTATATTGTTTACAATAGCTTCATTACTGGGAGTTTATTATGTACCTATGTTGATTGGTATAGCGATAGTCGTGATTAATGTTATTCTATTGGTCTATGCCTTTACAAGGAAATAATTGAACTATAAATTGTAGACTATGAATGATCTTAAGAATATCGATGATGTCATATTTTGGCGAACAAAGAGTAATATTATACTTACTCAATATGCTATGAAAGATAGAAAAGTGGGACGTTTCGTAAGAGCTCGTTATTATAATAATATTAAATCTTTCACAAGTGATCCGACTGATAGGGATATTATAGAAGAACATCTAATTAGGGAAAAATGGTTGAAAAGATCTGATGATAATAAGCGATCTATATCGATTACAGAAGAAGGTCTCTGTATGCTTAGGACCGGATTTATTGAAACTGAGGTTAGAGCTATGTTAAATAACTATATTATGGTTACGTTTTCTATTGCGGCTTTTGTGATTTCTGTTAGCTTTTATTAGTAAAAATTGAATCATAGATATGAGGAATTGTTGGGTTTCAATATTAGCATTGGTGATATCTGTTATAGCGCTAATGTTGTCATATCGAGTTGCCCCTATTGATTTTAAGGATTATTGGGGGGTGGTATTAGGTACGCTTTCTTTATTGGTTACATTGCTTATTGGATGGCAAATATATGGGAGTTTAGAAATGGAAAAACAAATGAAAGATATACGAAAGCTTAATCTTTTATTAGTGAATAAGATGAATGAAATTGATTCTCAATCACTGAATTTGCGTGCCGCAGTGAATTTTGCTCAAGCAGCATCAATAATGAGTCAACAACCTATTACTGCTTATAAAAGTCTTTTGGTTTCTCTTTATTATGGGTTGAAAGCTGGAGATTCTGATAGAGTATGTTCTGCTTTAGGAACGATGGAGAATATTTGTAAAGCTTTAGATACAATCGATAAAGAGCGGATTCCCAAAGATATTAACGATTCATTAGATGTTTTTAATGAAAAAGGGGAAAATGTTGTATGTGAAGTGAAAAAGCACAGTGAATATTTGCTAATAAAAGATAGATATGAAAAAGTAGAGGCAGAGATGAAAAATGTTGTTGAAAGATTGAAAACGTGTACAAAATAAATTAGCTCTACATAACGATTCCTATTATAGGGAAGGTGAAATTGTTATTGACAAGTACTTTGAGTGGGGATTTCTAATAGAAAGAAGAGAACCAATAGATGAAAAGCCTTGGATAGTCTGTTATGAAATTACTCCAAAAGGATTAAAAGCTCTAAAATGGAGAAAAATAGAGTGTTTTTAACCCAGAGTGGTTATCGGAGAATAGGAAGTGGCTGATACCACTGTTATTGCAACATTAGCTTTGCTTGTATCTATTATGGCTTTGATTAGAACATTTTGATTTGTTTTTTCTCTATAAGGACATATATCCCATAAATGGATGAGATAGGCACATAGTACTATAATATTTGCAATTAGAATAATTTGCAGAAAACTCAT